ATCTTGTTGATCTCGCAGCACCTCTTGCTCGCGCTGGTCGTCCAACTGCTGATTTCGCAACAAACAAGATGGTACTTCCTGCCGCTGGTATGTCACTTGAAATCTCAAGAATGACAACTGGTACATCAACAGCAATCCAAGAGACACAGAACACTGCTGTCTCTGAGACAGACGCTGATGACACCCTGCTCTCTGTCCCAGTGCGTACAATCGCTGGACAGCAGGATCTATCACGTCAGGCAATTGAGCGCGGAACAGGAATTGATTCCTTCGTTATCGCTGACTTGATTCGCTCCTGGCACACAACACTTGATTCACAGGTACTCAACGGAACAGGTTCAAACGGCCAGTTCAAGGGTATCCGCGCTTCAGGTGGAAACTCAGTAACATTCACTTCAACAGCTCCAACTGTTGCTCTTCTCTATCCTAAGTTGGCAGATGCGTTGCAGAAGGTACAAAGCAACGTATTCACAACACCAACTCACTGGATTATGCACCCACGCCGCCTAGCATTCTTGCTAGCAGCAACTGACACTGCAGGACGCCCAGTAGTTGTTCCAACTGCTAATGGTGTTCAAAATGCTGTTGCAACAGGCGCAGGCGTTGCACAATACGCAAACAGTGGATACCAACTTCTTGGTCTCCCAATCATCGCAGATGCAAACGTAGGCACAACCTATGGAACTGGCACCAACCAAGATGAAATCTATCTCGTTGATGCTCGTGAAATGCACCTCTGGGAGCAACCAGGCGCACCATTCTCACTACGCTTTGATGCAACTGCCCCTGGCAGCTTGACCATCAAGACTGTTGTTTATGGCTTCAGCGCATTCACTGCAGAACGTTATCCAGCTGCTGCATCTATCATCAGCGGTACTGGTCTCGTTGCACCATCGTTCTAACTAGAACGACAAACTAAATAGTTGTGTAGGGGCGGACAGGAATCCCCCGACTTGTTCGCCCCTACACTTCCTAATGATTCGGGGGAATCAATGAAAACTGGACACAAAATCTCAATCGGTGCCTGCGACCCAGGCAACGTCAATGCGGCGTGGGCATATCGCATATTTCAATTGTGCCAAAGCCGCGGCCAGAGACTAGGCCCATTCATCAGGATTGAAGGCTCTGGTCTATTGTCAAAACTACGCAATCGAGTCGTCAAAGCCTTCCTTGATAACACAGACTCTGATTGGCTTTTGATGCTCGATGTTGATGAGCAACTTACTTTAGAAGCATTTGATTTACTTGTTGACACTGCTCACGATAAAGAGCGACCAGTTGTCGCTGGTCTATATTTCGGCGCTTTTGATAAGAGCAAGCATCTTTATCCAAAGCCAATACCGCTAATCTTTCAAGACGCACCCGAAGGCTTCTTGCCATTATTCAAATATGATAAGAATTCAATCTTTCAAATAGATGCTTGCGGCACTGGATGTATGCTGATTCATCGCAGCGTCTTAGAGAAAATGCGTGAAATGGCTGATCCCAATCAAGGCCCTGACTGGTGCTGGTTCTGGGATGGTCCTATCAATGGCAACTGGATTAGCGAAGATTTGCTATTCGGCAGACGCATTAGACAATTAGGATTCCCAATCTATGTCAATACAGGGGCAATTTTGCCTCACCAAAAGTCTTATTGGCTATCAGAAGAACATCACTTAACGTGGAAACCATAAAATTTTGGCGGAAAGAGACCGCCACTGCAACACCTGATTTAGAACGTTCCATCGCACCACAGCCAGAGAAGAGGAAACCGCGTGGCTCTAACAAACGCATATTGCACACTGCAAGATGTAAAAAATGCTCTTGCAATAGATGACCCGCAAGATGACCTTGCTATTGAAGCAGCAATTATGTCTGCATCAAGAATGATTGATGATTACACAGGTCGCTTCTTTTACAAAGATGGGACTCAGGCATCTCCTGTTGTTCGTTATTACACAGCGAAGGATTGGTGGACCTGTAATGTTGACGATTTCACCGTCATCACTCAGATTGCAACCGATGATAATTTCGACCAGACATATTCAACTGTGTGGGCAGCTGATGACTTTATGATTGAGCCAGTGAACAATCCTCGTCGCGGCTGGCCTTTGACTCGCATCCTTGCCATTGGCGCTTATGTCTTTCCTTTCAACCTACCACAGTCAGTCAAAGTGACCGCTGCCTGGGGCTGGTCAGCAGTGCCTGAAGAAATCAAGATGGCTTGCAAGTTGCAGGCTTCACGCTTCTTTATCCGTCGCCAGTCACCATTCGGCATCGCTGGTAGCCCTGACATCGGCACCGTCAGGCTTTCATCAAGACTTGATCCAGATGTAGAGCTTCTCATTAAGCCATTCCGCAAACTATCTTGGATGGCTCACTAATGATTCCAAGTGAGATTAGAGAAGGTCTAAAGAATAATCTCAGTGATATTGATGGCCTTCGCGTCTATGACATTATGCCTGATGTTGTAACGCCACCTTGCGCCATCGTCGGTCAATTAGACTTCACATACGACTTGAACAACAGCCGTGGTCTTGATCAGGCTAACTTGGATGTATTCGTTATCGTTCAACGCTTCTCTGAAAGAAGCGGTATTACTAATCTTGACAAATATCTCGCAGGTTCTGGAGATTACTCAATCAAAGCAGCCATCGAGTCAGACTTGACTCTCGGTGGAGCCTGCAACACATTGAGAGTTACATCTGCCGAATCTGGAACATATATGTCAGGAGATGTCGAATTTCTATCATATCGCTACCGCGTAACTATCTGGGGGCAAGGAGACTAAATGGCCTACACAGTGAACTCTGATTTGTTCGCTCTTGCTAGCAAGGGTGCCAGCATTTCAGTAAAAGAATTGCAAGAAGCAGGATGCAACATCGAAGCATTAGTTGCCGCTGGTCATCTTGTATCTGCAAAATCAACAACCAAAACAGCAACCGAAAGTGAGACCGAATAATGGCACGCATCGTCCTAACAGATGCCAGCATCGTCATCAACTCTGTTAATCTCAGTGACCATATTGCCAGCGTGACCATCACGACCAGCGAAGATGTCATTGACACGACAGGGTTTTCATCAACCAGCGCTGCGGGTCGTACTCGTGTTGCTGGTCTAGTAGATAACTCTGTAACCCTAGAATTCCACCAGGATTTTGCAACATCTAACGTGGAAGCAACTATCTATCCGCTACTTGGTTCTGCAACAACTGTTGTTGTTAAGCCAACCAGCGGCGCACAATCCGCAACAAACCCTTCCTACACCTTCTCAGCTCTTGTCTCTGAATGGCAACCGTTGTCAGGTTCTGTGGGAGAATTGGCCACTGCAAGTGTCACTTGGCCAATTTCAGGCGCAATTACAAAAGGAGTATAACTAATGGCTCGCCTAGTTCTAACAGATGCGTATGTCGTTCTTGGAACAACTGACATCTCGCAATATGTCACATCAGTCACCCTTTCCTCAACACTTGATGTTGTGGAAACTACTGGTATGTCCAACACCAGCCGCACCAGAGTTGCTGGCTTGCGTGATAATCAATTGACGCTTGAGTTCAACCAGGATTTTGCAACTGGCGCTCTTGAGACCTTGATTTATCCAAGCGATGCCGCTACTAAAATTGGAACAGCAGTCTCAATGGAAATTCGTCCAACGAGCGCTGCTGCTTCAGCTACAAATCCAAAATATACATTCAGTGCGCTGATCACAGAATGGCAGTCAGTATCGGGTAGCGTCGGAGAATTGGCAACAGTATCTGTGACTTGGCCGATTTCAGGCGCAATTACAAAAGCGTTCTCTTAATCCTTAAAGGGGGAAAATAATGGACGGTCTAGCAATCAAAGTAAAAACTGCCGATGGTAGTGAGTCAACATACAAATTGACTCCACGCATCATCGTTGCATTTGAGCAGAACTTCGGTAAGGGTCTGCCTAAGTTAATCGGTGAAGAGCAAAAGATTGAGCATATTTACTGGTTAGCTTGGAAGGCTCAACAAGTCAATGGCATCGTAGTAAAGCCATTCGGTCCTGATTATCTGGACACAATTCTCAGTGCGGAGTTGGATGCAGACCCAAATTTCGAATCCACCGCGACAGCCTAACTTATACGGTCGCAGCAATCGCGGTGGAAACAGGCATCTCGCCAGTTGATTTACTTGATGCCCCAGATGGCATCTTGGAAGCAATAGGCATTTATTTGAAAGAGCGGGCGAAAAAAAATGGCGGATGAAGTCATAGTTCTGACAGGTATTAAAGAGACTCAAGATGCTCTGAAAGAATTTGATAAATCTGCTGTTCGTAAATTCAACAAAGTTATCAATACAGAACTTGCTAATGCAGAGCGCGATGCTCATAACATTGCTAGGGGAATTGGTAACGGTCAGACAGATACTCCTATGAGCGGTTGGCGGACGTATGATGCCGCCAACCCTCGAAGAAGTTCTCGTGGCGGTGCTGGTTGGCCTGCCTGGAATACTGGGACAGTTGTTGCTGGAATTCGCAAGACAAAAGCACAAGGCAAGGTTCGCGCTGATTACACAACAAGCGCTGGTGCTTTGATAAATAAATCAGCTGCTGGAGCAATCTTTGAAGTTGCAGGCAGAAAATCTGGTGGATCATCTGCCAGAAGCCAGGGCGCTCAATTTATGCGAACACTCTCAGCCAGATTCAAACCTGCTTCGCGTTTAATCTGGAGAGTTGTGGACAAAGACCGCGCTAAAATTGAAGCAAATGTCAATAAAGCATTAGAGGAAGCAAAAGCAGAATTACAAAAGCATTTGAATAGAGAGCAGGCGTAACGATGGCAGTCGGAGCAGTAGTCGCCCGAATACTCACGCAGTATTCCGACAAAGGTTCAAAAGCAGCTCAAAAAGATATTGCTAAACTTGGCAAGAATTTTGATGCATTCGCAAAAAAAACAGTTCGTGCTTTTGGTGTAGCAACTGCCGCTGTTGGAGCATTTGCTGTAAAAATTGGCAAGGATGCAGTTCAGGCTGCTATTGCAGATCAAAAGAGCCAAGCGCTTTTAGCCAATAGCCTTCGCAATACAACAGGTGCAACCAACGCAGCAATCGCAAGCGTTGAAGGCTATATCTCAAAATTACAGTTACAGGTCGGCGTTGCCGATGACGAACTGCGCCCTGCGCTATCGCGGTTGGCGGCCGTCACTGGCGATGTCTCATCTGCTCAAAAGTTACTTGGCACCGCGCTTGATGTTTCAGCATTTGCAACAGTTGATTTAGGCGCTGCCACAAAAGCAATTACTAAGGCATTGCAAGGCAATTTCAAGAGTTTGCAAAACCTTGTTCCTGGTCTTGATGCTGCTGCTATCAAAGGCAAAAAGTTTGGGGAAGTATTAGCAGAAGTAGAAAAAATCACTTCTGGCGCTGCTGCAACTCGCGCTGGAACTTTGGAATTCAGATTAGAAATTTTGCGTATTCGTTTTGGAGAAATTTTAGAAACTCTTGGTTATGCGCTTTTGCCAGTAATTGAACAATTTGCTGACACAATCCAGCGTGATGTATTGCCACAGATTGAACGCTTTATTGCTGCCAACAAAACTGGCTTAGTTGATGGATTCAAAAATGCTGCCGAAGCAGGCATCAAGGTTGCAAAAGCAATGATTGCAATTGGATTTGCCATTGCAGAAAACATTGACGACATCATCTTACTTGCTGGCATATTTGCAACAATGTGGGCAACCAGCAAGGTTTATGCTTTTGCCAAAGCAGTTGCAGCAGTATCACTTGCATTCAATGGAATGAAAACAGCAGCAGCAGGAGCAGCAGTGGCATCGGCCGCAGCCACAGGCGGTGCAGGTATTGCAGGTGCCGCAGGCGTTGGCGCTGCCGCTGGTATTGCTGGAACTGCAGTCATTGGCGGTATTGCAGCTCTTACTTATGGTCTTGGTCAATTAGATTTGCCTGGTACACGCAAACGTGCAAAACGCCTTGCTGCAGAACAAGAAAAACGCCTTTCAGGTTATGCAGGTTCACCTGGCGCTAGTGATATTGCAGGTTTTACTTCAAACAAGATTGCTTCTTCAATGCCAGCAGTTGATAATTCAATGCAAAAATATCTAAAGTTTTTGGAAAAATTACAAAAGGCTTCAGATAAGTTAAATGGTAAAAAAGGCAAAGAACTTACAATTGAAGAAAAAATCACTGCTGCAATAGCAAAAAAATATAATGTTACAGTAATGACAGCAGATATTGAAGCAAAAGCAACTGCCAATGCAATCAATGCAAACCTTGCACGTCAAGCCGCTATTGCTAAGTCATCTCCAACTGTATCTCTTGCAAATCAAGGCAATGGATCTGCAACTGGAAGTCCAATATCATCTGGTGCAAACCCTGTTGTTAACGTCAATGTCAATACGCCATTTATCACCAAAGATGATGTTGTTATTGAAATTGAAAATGGTCTTAATACTTTACAACGTCGCCGTGGTATTGGCGCTGGTGGTGGAGTATTTAGAGGAATGGTTGCTGAATAATGGCAAAATATGATGGGGTGACGGCGCCAACAATCGCCGTACAGTTTTTCATTAGTTCAACGTGGACATCGACCACTGCTGGCGATGTCTTAGAGACCCACATCCGTCGGGGCCGCAGCCAATACGATGTGTTGGCGCAGGCAGGGACGGCCTCAATCGTCTTTAACAATTACTCTGGCAATTACGATCCTGACAATGGCTCTGGCACCTACGCAGGCTTGCTCAAAGCAGGCTTACAAATGCGAGTTACTGCAACGTGGTCAGCTGTCAGTTATACCCTCTTTCAAGGCTTCCTAGAATCAAGCACTGTCAATCAGGGCCGCTATCCGACAGTGACGATGAATTTCGTCGATGGTCTTGGATATATTGCCGATGCGCAGGCCCCTGTCCTTGCTTCTTTACAATACTCAGAGACAGCGGCAACCCGCGTTGGCCGAATGCTTGATTATGCTGGATGGTCTGCAACTGCTCGCTCACTTACTGGCAGCGTTACTATGTCATCTACGATTCAAGGCAAAACTTGTCTTCAGATGATTTATCAAGCAGTCAATTCTATCGCTGGCCGCTTCTATATCTCACGCAGTGGAGTTGCAACCCTTGTTCCGCTATCAGATAAGTTCTCGCGTCCAACGCAGCTTCTTTTCTCTGATCAAGGCGATGCCTATTCAATGATTTATCGTGGTCTTGTTGTTGACCCAGGCACCTACTATGTTGTCAACCAAGCAGTTGTCAATCGTGGCGCTTTGGCTACCAAGACTTCAACCTATAATCCAAGCGTGACATCTTATGGTCTAACATCAAAAGTATTTGATGCGCCAATTTTGAGCGAAACCAGCGGCGCCAATCTTGCGCTTTATGAATCACGCCAGATGGCGACACCGACGACCTATGCAAAACAGATTGATTTTAGCGCTATGTCACTTGGGCAGCTTTATCCAGATTTTCTTGCTTGCGAGATTGGCGACCAAGTAAGCGTCAAACGCTTAACTGTGGATAATCGAAGTTTGCAATATGACCTAGTTATCGAAGGAATGCGCCATAGCATTACCAGCGAAGATTGGGTTGTCACATTCCATACATCGCCCATCAATCCGTATTCCATCACAATCTAGGGGTAAGCGATGCCATTATGTCCACAGATTACTAACACGCCCATCACGGTCACACAGACTGTTGATTTCACGGTGTCATCTATCGTGCCGCTCATTGGTGATACTAAAGACGGTATCGCAAGCAACATTTCAACAACCGCTACAGAGGCAACCAACGCTTTTAATACAGCCAATACTGCTTTGACTAATGCAGCAACTGCCTATAGTGCAGCTATTGGTTCCCTTCAACCAAGCGCGAGCACAATTGTCAACGCAAGCAATCAGATGACTGCGATTGCCGCCAATGGCATCACTGTTTATTCTGGCTCGTCATCTTCTACTGGCGCTCGCGTTGTAATGAATTCACTTGGTCTTGCAGGATATGATGCAAGCAACAATGCAACATTTTCAATTAGCGCAACAACTGGCGCAGCTGTTTTTTCAGGTAGCGTAACTGGTTCAACTATCACTGGTGGTTCTCTCAATATCGCTGGTAATGCCATTATAAATTCAAGCGGATTCTTGACCGCCACTGGTGCAACTATCACTGGCACCATCAATGCTTCAGGTGGTTATATTGGCAGTGCAACAAATGGGTGGATATTCAATGCCAGCGGGTATCTTGTAAATAGCGGTCTTACAACTTTTCTTTATCCTTCAACTGCCCCTGGCGGTAATGCCAATACTTATGCTCTTTACAGCGATCGTGGCGTTCTTTGTAGTGTAGTTCAAGTTCAAAGCTCATCTACAACTGCTCTTTATGCACCTTCTGGCGGTCTCAATGTCGGTCTTGGTATTACAGCAGCAGGTAGCGCATTTGTTGTGAGCAGTGCTGGTGCGATTACATCGGTTGGAAATATAACCTCAAGTGGAAGTCTTAGCACTGGCAGTGGCAGTTTTGTTGTTAGTTCTGGTGGTGCTATTACAACTGTTGGAGCAATTACAGCATCTGGTGATATTAAAGTTGCCAGTTTTACAATCTCAACTGGTACTTTTACTTCATCAAGCACATCGCAAACTGCTGGTGCATATATTTCAGACACTGGTGCAATTATTGGTCGTCGTGATAATCAAATTCCTCTTTTCTCTCATAGATGGAATGCCACTGGAACAGCAGAACTTATCCGTCTTGTGTATAACGGCGCTGACGCTGGCGGCATCAATACATCATCTGCTGGCAGCCCATCATTTAGAACAACTTCTGACTATCGTTTGAAGCAGGATATTCAAGATTTCACAGGATCGGCTGACATTATCAAGGCAACTCGTTTGCGCTCATTCAAGATGAATCGTGAACCAGATAAGACTGTGATTGGCTTTGTTGCTCACGAATTTGCCGAAGCTGCCCCTGACCTTGTTATGGGTGAGAAGGATGCCATTGACGCTGACGGAAATCCTGAATATCAGTCAATTATGACAACCAATTTGATTCCTTATTTAACTGGAGCGCTTAAGGATATTATTCTACGAGTGGAAGCACTAGAACAGGGGAACTAGATGAATACTGAAATAGATGTCAATGAAATATTGACAGCAATGCGCGAACAAATAGGTTCAATGGCACAAGATATTGCCATCTTAAAAGCAACCATAAAGAAGTTAAATGATGCTGCTGTACGAGATTGCGGATGTTCACAGAACGATTGATGACCATATAGACCAATTTGAAGCAATTCAGGTCTTACTAAGGGGGAAAGATGAGCGACAAGTATCCCAATTGGTTCGCTATGGGAGCGATTT